GGGCCTGCCGTACGTGGAGCTCATAGACGTGCTGCCCGCCTACGGGGGGATCGACGCAGCGCTCGACTACGTGGCCGAGCACAAGAGGCACCTCGCGTGCGTCATCGCCGACGGCCAGAGCGGCGCGTCGGACTTCATCCTGCGCGTGCGCAAGCTGGGCATGCCAAGGCGCCGCGCTTACGAGGCGGGGACGTCTGGCTACATCGAGGCCTGCGCGATGCTGCTCACCGCGGTCGGGAGGCACGAGCTCGCCCACATGGGGCAGGGCCCGCTGACCGACTCGGTGACGCTGGCGCGCAGGCGCAGGGTCGGGCGCAGCGGGGTCGGGTTCGCAGACGGGCCCGACGTGCCGTGCGTCGCCGCGGAGAGCGCTGCGCTGGCGCTGCGCGGGGCCATGACGGCAAGCAACTCAGACAGCGGAGGGAGGGCCGGATGATCGGCTTCTCGGGAATACGCGACGCGGACGGACTGCCAGGCGAGCTCCTTCCCGTCATCGAGCAGCTCGTGACCGTGGGCGCGTCGACGATGCACAGGAACATGACGCTCTCGCGCTACTACGACGGCGAGATCGTTGTCGAGGACCGCGGGCGACGCGTGAGCGCCAAGCAGCTCGAGAACGACCAGGTCTGCTACTGGCCTGAGGCCGTGGTGGACAAGCTGGCGGAGCGGATCAGACTCGAGTCCTTCGTCACGAGCGACGGGCCCGACGAGACGCTCGACGCCATCATGGACGCCAGCAACGTGGTGAACGAGTACGCCTCGTTCCTCACCTCGAAGCTGGTCCACGGCCCCATGTTCTGCGCCGTGAACAACACGCCCTCCGGCGTGAGGGTGCGCATGCACAACGCCCTCGACGCCGCCGCGCTGCCCGACCCGGAGCGCAGGCCGGGCTTCGTGGGTGCGGGCATGTGCGTGGCGCGCATGGAGCGCACGCCCTGGTCTAGCGCTGCGGTGCCCACGCAGGTGAACCTCTACACGCCGGGGGCGGTCACGGTCATCAGGCGCGCGGACCCCTCGCACTGGCGCGCCGAGTCCGTCAGCGTGCCCGAGCGCGACCCGATGTTCTTCGCGTTCGTGCACAAGCGCAGCGGTGAGCGCCCCTTCGGCAAGAGCCGCATCACGCGCGCCATCCGCTGCTACACCGAGGACGCCGTGCGGGTGCTGTGGAACCACGAGGTCGCGGCCTCGGTCTACAGCCAGCCGATGCGAGCCCTGCTGGGCCTCTCCGACGAGCAGTACGACGCTCTGATGGCCAAGGGCAAGGACGCGACGTACAACGACCGGATGCTGCTCGCTGGCGTCAACGGGGAGGGGCAGGCGCCCACGCTCACGCAGCTCACGGCATCCAGCCCCGAGCCCTACATCGCGAGCCTGCGCATGCTGGCGAGCCTGGTGTCGGGCGCCTCGGGCGTGCCGCTGGCGAGCCTGGGGATCACCACCGACAACCCCAGCAGCGCAGACGCGATCCAGGCGGCGCGCGAGGACATCTGCCTCGTGGCGGAGGATGACATCGCCGCCGACAAGTGGACCCTGCGGCGCGTGGCCATGTGCGCGATGGCGGTGAACGAGGGCATCCCGACCGACCAGCTCACCGAGCGCCAGCGCTCCGTCTCGGCGCACTTCGCGAACCCGACCATCCCGAGCCTCAACGCCCGGGCGAGCTTCGTGCAGATGGTGAGCTCGGTGGACGACGGGTTCGGCAAGACGTCGGTCGGGCGCGAGATGCTGGGCTTCGACTCGGCGACCATCGCGCGCCTTGAGAGCGACGAGACGAGGGCGGCGAGCGCCGCGATGGCACAGTCCATCTTCGGTGGCGCGAATGGCTAGCAAGACCATCCCGCGCGCCTACATCGACGGATACGCCGACTCGCTGGAGATGGTATCGGCGAGCATGAAGCAGCGGCTCGCGGAGGAACTTGACCGCATCGACTACTCGCAGCCCGTCGCCGACGTGCGAAACCAGCTCATCGCCGTCATGCAGCCCTACTGCTGGGAGTCCCGCGTGGTGGCCGCGCGCGTCGCGTCCGAGTTCTACGACGGCATCCGTGAGTTCGTGCTCGGCGAGCGCATGGGCGCCATCGCCATCGACAACTACAACCCAGAGGCGGTCGAGCAGCGCGTGCGCTCCGCCGTAACCCCGCTCGCGAAGGTGCAGCAGACGTTCTACTGGGCCGACGACATCCGACTTGACGAGGACTACCAGCGCGAGATGAAGGATGCGGCTGGCAACACCATCTTCGGCAACGGGCGCCGTGACCCGCGGCGGACGAAGTTCGCCCGCGTCCCGCGCGGCTCCAAGAGCTACCCCAACGGGTGCCCGTTCTGCCAGATGCTGGCCTCCCGCGGCTTTGTGTACCGCAGCAAGCTCACTGCTGGTGGCATCGACCCCGACCACTACCACAGTGACTGCCAGTGCATGGTCGTGCCAGGGTGGGAGGGCGCGAGCGTCGAGGGATATGACCCGCGCGATTACGACGAGGGCTATCAGGAATACCTTGACCAGGATCACAGCGAGCACGAGGAGCACGTCGCAGAGACCCAGCGCAACCGCTACGACGCCGAGGGCCGCCTCAAGAGTGGCGACGGCAACCGCGTGGACGAGAAGGGCATCCTCACCGCCGAGGACAAGGCGCACGTCCGCTCCATGCGCACCGCTAAGGGCAATCAGACGAAGAAGGCGCGCCGCGAGCGCTTCTTCAGCAACGTTGGGGTCACTGAGTCCGAATGGAAGGCCATGTCCGAGGAGGAGCAGTACGCGCTCATCCAGCGGTCGAAGCTCGAGGACTAACAACATTGTGCGTTCGCACAACACCGCGAAATCGGCCCCGCAAGGGGCCTTTTTCATATCCACGCAATGCGGCGGGCGGTCAATCGCCGCACCGACACCTGCTAGGGCAGGGCGAAAGGAGGCCACCCATGGCCGACGACAACACCCAGGCGACTGGGGCAAACACTCCCGCAGGGGAGGGCACGACCCAGGCTGGTGCAGCTGGCCAGCCTGGCAGCGGCACGCGCACGTTCACGCAGGAGGAGCTTGACGCCAAGGTCAAGAGCCGCCTGGAGCGCGAGCGCGCCAAGTACGCGGACTACGACGACCTGAAGGCCGCCGCCAAGGCGCACGCCGACTACGACGCCGTCGTCGCCGAGCGCGACGCGCTGAAGGCGACCGCCGAGCGCGCCGAGCTCGTGGGCAGGGTAGCCGCTGCCTGCGGCGTGCCCGTGGCGCTCGTCTCCATGCTCTCTGGCACGACCGAGGAGGAGCTCACCTCGCAGGCCGCAGAGCTGGCCAAGGCCACGAAGTCCCGCGCGTATCCCAACGTCGACGACCACGGCTCCGGCAAGCCAGCCATCACCGCCGACGATATCCGAAAGATCAAGGACCCGCGCGAGCGCATCCGCGCGCGTGCGGCGCACCCTGAGCTGTTCCAGTAAGGAGGAACCAGCATGCCCGCACAGACCAACGCGATTACCACGGCGCAGATCTGCAGCGCTCTCGACCAGGAGTTCGTCGAGAACTTCCGCCATGAGTACGATCAGTTCGAGCAGATCCTCGGCCTCTTCCCGGCCGAGACCGCCGCTGCCGGTCAGGCGCTGTACCAGTACAAGGTGGCCGGTGCACTCAACGCCACCACGCCCGATGAGGGCGACGTGACCCCGCTCTCCCGCTACAAGGTCGAGAAGGTGCCCGTCGGCGAGATGGGCATCGCCCGCTATGGCAAGCAGACCACGGCCGAGGCCATCCTCAAGGGCGGCTTCGAGGTCTCCGTGTCCAAGACCGACAAGAAGTTCCACCAGCAGCTCCGCGCGAGCGTCATGGGCGACTTCTTCACGCTCCTGGCCAACGGCACCGCCACCGCCTACGGCGTCGGCCTCAAGGCCACGCTCGCGCGCATGGCCGCGACGCTGCAGGACGTCATGGAGACCTACGGGGACGAGCCCGGCACCGTCGTGTTCTTCGTGAACCAGTACGACATCGCCGACTACCTCGCCGAGGCGGAGGTCACAACCCAGACGGCCTTCGGCATGACCTACATCAAGAACTTCCTGGGCGTGGAGAACATCCTCGTCACCAACAAGGTCCCCGAGGGCACGGTCTACTGCACGCCCGTGGAGAACATCCACGTGCGCGGCGTGGACTTCTCCACCCTGGGCGACGCGGGCCTCTCCTACGAGGTCGACAGCCTGGGCCTGATCGGCATCCACCACGTGCCGAACTACGACCGCGGCGCGGCCGAGACTTTCGCCATGGTCGGCGCGGATTTCCTGCCCGAGATCCTCGACTTCATCGTCAAGGGAACCGTCTACGACGCCGCGGGCGACGTCAAGGACGCCAGCCTCTCCGCGCTCACCATCGGCAGCCTCGAGCTGACCCCGGCCTTTACGCCCGCGGTGACTCAGTACTCCGCCACCACGACCAACGCGACCAACACGATCGCCGCGACCGCCAAGGACAGCGGCGCCACCGTCGCCATCAAGAACGGCACCACCTCCGTCAACAGCGGCAGCGCCGCGACCTGGGCCAACGGCGACAACGTCGTGACGGTCAAGGTGACCAACGGCGATGCCGAGAAGACCTACACCGTCCTCGTCACCAAGGAGTAGCGATGACCGCCACGGAACCGTTCTGCACCGTCGACCAATACGAGGCACGCTACGGAACCGTGGCGGACGAAGACCAGCTGTCGGAGTGCCTGATGGACGCAACCCGCGCGCTCGGCTCCGCGCTGTCCTCGCGCGGGCTCGATGCGGAGTCATTCGACGCGGGCCTGCTCATGCAGGCCTGCCGCCAGATGACAAACCGGGTGGTGCCGATGGAGGACGCCCCGATGCCCATACCAGCGGGGGCCACGCAGGTGGGCATGACGGGCGGCCCCTACTCGAGGCAGTACTCGTTCCAGACGCCGTACGGCTCGCCCAAGGTGACCGCCGCCGAGATCGACCTGCTGGGCCTCAACGGCCCGCGGGTCGGCTGGCTTCCCCTCGCGGAGGAAGACGATGGGTAGCGGGTGGGGCGTCGAGGCCACCGTCC